CAACTGTTATTGGAGATCTTACAGAAGTTGGAGGAGGCACGGGTTATGCTGCAATTACATTGGTGTCGCCAAGTTGGACCACCACTCAATCTGCTGGTGTAACAACTGCCGTCTATTCAGAACAAACATTTGCATTCACAACAGACGCAACGTCGTATGGTTACTATGTGACCAATGAAACAGGACAGTTGATGTGGCTGGAAAGATTCAGCGGTGCTCCATTCGACATTCCAGACGGCGGTGGAACAATTTCAATTACGTCAAAACTTACTCTCTCTTAAACAAGGAGGAAATTATGGTTCATATAGAAGATGACGCTATTGTTATTTATGCCGGATCAGAATTCAGAGTCTTGAGAGGCGGAGATTTCGAAGATCAAGAATTGGTAGAAGTTTATAAAGCAGATGATCCCAATAAACTTGGGATGTTTGCTTTACAAGCATACTGGATTTCAACTGGCAAAAACTTTGGCGAGGAATAAAGAAAAAGGCCCGGTTTTCACCGGGCCTTTTTTGTTCATTAAGATGGACGATGATCGCCCGGAACTCCAAACAGTTGTGCAACAACTTCTGGATCTTTCTTGTTCCAGCTACCTTCACGGTATTTGCTGACAAAGAAGTCAATTGCCGCTGGAATAATTTGTCCAATGACAATACCTCTGATCAGTGGTGAAAAAGGCTTTAGCCAAATTGGCATTGCTTCGTAGATGATCTTGTCATAGATGCGGGTGAGTGCGTCTAAAACTGTAGCTTTCTTGTCGATGCCACTAGCAACAAGATTGTCAACATAAGAAATCAAATCATCTAATCTCGCAAGCAAAAAATTAGTGATAGCGATGAAGCTCACTTTTTTCCAGAGTTGCCACCACTTAGAAGAACTTTTGCTTTCATCCCACTTGACAACCATTGTTTCCATATAGTTTTCAATTCCCGAATCGGCAATAGCTTTTCCGATTGGGCCAGTTACATGAATGTCGCTCATATTTTTCCTCCAACATTAACTGTATATATTGCATGACCATAAAGAATCCAGACGGTAGCACCTACAATGTTACTGGAGCATTGCAACAGTTCGATCCAGAAAACAAAGAACATGATTTGTTCAATGTGTGGGATCAAGAAGTTATCGAGATTGGTGGCACGCCACTGTTCTACTACGAATTGTTCATTAACGTAAACAACATTGACGAGCTTTATGTTGAAGCACGAGACAAGTTGTGGTCTCAACATCCAATACAGTTGTATGGATATTATGATCCAATTCCATCACAAAATGCCTTGGGAACATTCGGAATTGACTCCCCAGATGAAATGATGTTTGAGTTCAACTACAGCAGTGTATTGAGATCTCTTGGTCATGCTCCAAAAATTGGTGCTAGAATTTTCACACCTCATAAACGAGAGAACTGGGTCATCAAACAAAGGAATGTGGAAGTTTTTAAGTTGTGGGGAGAAATCAGACTCCAAGTAATGTGCGATAGATTCCAAGAGTCTCTCACAACTGGAGAAGGCAAAGTAACACAGAGACAACCAGACTTCAAAGTCAATAGTGTCAAGGATCTTAGCAAGACGATGAATCTAGCTGGTGGTCAATCTGGCCCTCAATAACATCAATTTTTTCCCAAACGAATTCAACCATCATTGGAGGATGGTTTGATTTGAAGAATCTTAAAGGAATTTTTGGTTCTTTTAATTCAGAAATAATGCGTATCTTTTTACGCATTGGATTGCTGTTATTCTTAAAGATTTTGTGCGGCTTCATACCTTATACAATAGTGATCTGTCAGAAAGAGTCTCAGACACATAGATAACAAAGAGGGATTATGTCGGAACCAAATAATTTAGTGTCATGTAACGAGCCGGGTTTTATCAAAAATCTGAATATTGATCCCCCTCCTCCGTATTGTCGTGATGGAGAAACTGAAAAATCATCTGGCACAATTGATCATAAAGATTTTCTTGAGAGCCAAAAAGATGTTACAAGCCGAGATATTTCTTGGTTAGAAGACGCTACTCAGAAAAAAATGGGGCAAGGAGCTTCTGCTCTATGTGATCCTCAACAAACCGGCCACATCATCAATGAACAAGGGATGAGTGAGCCCAATAGAAATACAGTTTATCGTTACGCCAAATCAGTTCGTGGTACAGATGAAGGCTGCATGGATCTCTTCAGAGATATTATTGTAATTGATGAAGCTGGAAAAGCTCATCAAATTCCAATTATTTGGGCCACACAAGAGAAAGCAGTTGCTTACATACTTCAAGAGAACACAAGAAAAGATGAAAGTTTGGTAGTGGACAGAATCAGGCTTCCAATGTTGGCGATCCACGCATCAAGCTACAACTATAATCAAAGCAGATATACATATCATAAGGCAATTGATTACCTGAGAGATTTTAGAGACAACTGGAAGCCGGGATTTACAACAAGTGAGCGATACGAAAAAGACACAGTTTTTGGCGTAAGCAGAGGAATTCCTGTTGATATCAGCTACACGTTATATGCTTGGACGCTATACGAAGAAGATATGAATCAGATTCTGACACAGATTGTAACAAAATTCAGTCCGATGGCATACATACGTGTAAGAGGAATCTCTTGGGAGATAGGTGTTAAGCTCGACTCAATTGCTAATAACGTAAATGTTGAGCCGGGAGATAAACAAGTAAGAGTCTTTAAGTATCAGTTTGCTTTCACCGCCGAGTCCTTTGTGGCTCAGCCAATTGTTAGAAAGAAAGCCGTTCTTAAGACAAGAGTTGAAATCACTGACTCGCCCGATGAAGATAACATAACAGAAGTCTTGAGTAGATTAGAACAAGCTGTAAAGGAATTGGAAGAATGATTGAAATAACAAACAAACACAGAAGTCCTGTACAAATCTTGGTGAGATCGAGGAAGTCTCCTCGATCTTTCACAACGCTAATCATTCCGGGCGTCGGAAAAAAGCAAAACATCAGGCTCATAGAAGATGAAGCTAAGACAGATATTATTGACAGAGTGGAGAAGATGGGCCTCATCTCTACTAGATACATTCCAAACTCTGAGATTCGCAAGGGAGATTAAGACATGGCTATTCTAAGGGGATTTCCACCATCGAATACAATTTCGCCGAGCGTAAGGATCACCGAAAAGGATCTGAGCTTCGTAGCTCCACAACAATCCTTTCACCGGGCTGGACTCATTGGGTTTGCGAGCAAAGGTCCGATCAACGTGCCGACAATGGTTTCAAGCCAGCGTCAACTAACCACGATGTTCGGATATCCGCATCCCGAATCTGGCGATCCTTACCTCATTTATGCAGCAGATCAGTATCTGTTAATTGCTAACGAACTATATGTTGTTCGTGTAGCAGACGAAGATGCTGTCAGTGATGAAGCTGCATTAACGGCAGAAATTGATGTTCCATCCGCTGGAGGACAGATTCAAGTTCTGTCAAACACAACATTTTCTGATACGTCGGATACTTCCGCTTTAGGATACAACTTCGTAACAGACTCGTTCTTTAGATGGAAACTTAACGGCATTCTTCATTCAAAAACACTTGTTGTTTTGACTGGAGTTTATACAGCCGCTCAACTTGCAGAAGATCTAAATCTTCAGTTGGTTGGAGACATTGACGGCATTGAGTTCATCACGCATACAAACGACACCAAGATTGGCGTTCAGACAACATTCTCTTTCGGCCCAGACGCTGAATTGGAATTCGTATCTGTTCAAGACGCTATTTACGGTGGTCCTGTTGGAGTAACCAATCCTCTGGGACTTGGAATCAGCATGACACAAGCCAGCATCACTGGCTCGCTCGACCGTTATCCACAAACCTATCAAACAGCAGGCGAATATGACTTCGCTGGTTTGACAGACTTGAATCTTCAAGTTGTGGTCGATGGAACAGACAATGTGTTGATCGACAACGTAGTTCAGGTTATTGATCTGGCCCTTCTCGAAGGAATTGAATCCACAACTACTGAAGTTGTCGATGAAATCAATGCTCAGATCGCTTTGCTGCCGGGTGGATTCGAGGCTTTTGTAGACGGCGATAACGTCGGTTTGCGAACCTTACACCATGGCCGTGACGCAAGAATGCTTGTCAAGCCAGACAGCACAGCCGACGCACTCTTGGGACTGGCTAACGTAACAGTCACAGGTGCCAGCCCGGTTGGAACATCTGGTGATGGATCAACATACAACTACGGTAGAGTCAACGGCGATGCCAACAGCACAGGAGCTATCACATTTACTGTGACAGCCGATAGTCCCGGTATCGACGGTAATGCAACTCAAGTAGTCATCGCCAATAATGTTCGTGAAGATAACTTCTCGATTCAGGTTTATAACGGTGGAGCACAAGTTGAAAGCTGGGGTGGTCTTGTAAAAGACGAAAACAGCCGATTCTATGTTGAAACCTTCATGGCCTTGGTATCTGACTGGATTCGAGTTTCAGACAACACAAGCAATGCGGCCTCGCCTCTGGATGGAACCTACACCCTCGTTGGAGGCTCTGATGGTATTCCTTCCGACCCAGATGATCAGGACGCCCTGATTGTCGGAAATCAACTGGCCTACACAGGCATGTATGCACTGAGTGAACCAGAACAGATCGACATCGACTTGATTGCCGTTCCCGGCCACGCCAGCACAACTGTTGTTACAGCCATGTTGGATTTGTGTCAAAACGTCCGTATGGATTGTATGGCAATCGTAGATGCTCCGTTCGGTCTCACAGTCAATGAAATCGTGGATTGGCAGAATGGTAGCCATCCTCTCAACACCACGAGATTCGACTCTGACTTCGGTGCTCTCTACTGGCCATGGGTTAAAATCAGAGACAACTATAACAGAGTCGATATTTGGGCACCGCCCTCCGGTTCTGTTATGGCAACAATTGCAAGATCAGATGGTCTTTCAGCACCTTGGTTTGCACCAGCCGGTGTGAACCGTGGTATCGTCCCAAATATTACAGATGTGTTCTCACGACCAACTCTGGAAGAACGGGATTTGATGTATGGTTACAGAAACGCAATCAACCCAATCGTACAATTCGTGGACTTCCAAGGATTTGTGATCTGGGGTCAAAAGACACTGCAAAGAACGCCAACCGCTCTTGATCGTGTTAACGTCAGAAGACTGATGTTCGTGATCGAAAAGAGAATTAGAGTTGCTTCTCGTCAGTTGCTCTTCGATCCACACGATGAAATCCTGAGAGCCAAATTTGTAAGAATCGCCACGGCAATTCTTACAGAGATTCAGGTTGGACGTGGTGTAGATGACTTCAAAGTGATTTGCGATACAACGCTCAACACTCCAGATGTTATCGACCGAAATGAAATGCGAGCCAGAATCGGTGTCATTCCAATTCGAGCAGCAGAATTCATCTTCATCGAATTCTCCATTCACAGAACTGGTTCGGACTTCTCAGAAAGTTCCACCACATTCTAAGTCAAGAAAATAATCTCAGGGTTGAGTCCTTCAGCCCTGAGATTTATTTGCCGAAAGAGGTCAATAAATGGCACAGCAGATGGGCATTGGCGAATTAGGTGAGTCAAAAAGAATCATCAAAAGAAAGTTCAGATATACCTGCACATTTAACACAAAGCTCGGTCCCATTCCAGAGCATTATGTGAAAGTTGCGGCACGTCCTCAACTAGAAATTGATGAATTGGAACTCCAGTTTCTTAATGCTAGTACGTGGATTCCGGGCAAAGGTCGTTGGCAACCACTTAATATCACATACATAGATACGACAGACGAAAGAATGAAACCACTGTATGATTGGGTTGCGACTGTATATGACTTCCAACTATACGCCGGTGGAGTAAATCTTAAACAGA